GGACGAGGATATGGAGGTCCAACTGTCACGGCTCGTTGCAGACGCAGGCAAACAACTTACGCAGGCAAACCAGCAACAGGCAGCGCAGCAGAAGGCTCAACAACAGCAACAAGACCCCATCCTCCAGATGAAACAGGCCGAGCTGCAAATCAAACAGGCAGAGCAGCAGCGTAAAGCCGCAAACGATCAGGCTGACGCGCAAATCAAGCAAGCAGAAGTACAGCTCAAAGCCCAGAAAATGATGATCGACGCTAAGATTGCGTCAGAACAGATCAACGTAGACAAGGCTGAGTTAGCGATTGACGCCAAGCGTCAAGGTGTGCGGGACATGACCGCTAAACGTGTTGAGGAGAACAAGGTTGACCTTGAGCTGGCTCGCATGATGCAGAACGCACAGAACCAAAAACCTAAGAAGGAGTCATAACACATCATGGCTAAAACCGTCTTTGACGTGCTGAAAAATAAAATCGACGAGGACATCTCGTCTGCACAGAGTTTCCTATCCGCGGGGTCACCTAAAGATTACGCGAATTATAGGGAGGTTGTTGGCTTAATTCGGGGTCTCGAAGCCAGCAAATCGTATGTTGAAGACCTTGCGCGAAACTATATGGAAAACGATGATGACTGAAGAAACAGTTAAAATCAGCGATGCTGAACTAGAACTACAATTACCACGACCCGTGGGCTACCGCATTCTTGTTGCACTACCGCAACCGGAAGAGACCGTAGCAGGGACGTCTATCCTAAAAACTGAAACAGCCAAAACCCAAGACCACATCATGTCTATCATTGGCTTGGTGGTTGATATGGGGGATGGGGCGTATGCGGACAAAGACCGCTTCCCCGATGGAGCTTGGTGCAAAGAGGGTGACTTCGTGATGTTCCGTATGAACTCAGGAACACGCTTTACCATTGGCGGTGTAGAGTATCGTTTGATGAACGATGACTCCGTAGAAGCCGTCGTAACCGACCCTAGTGGCATTCAGAGGGCATAGATATGGCATTTCAAAAAGTAGAGTTTGAGTTTCCCGATGATGAAGATGACAACAAAATGGCTATCGAAGAGTCTAGCGCAGTGGAGATCGACATCTCTGGCAAAAAGACTGCGGATGACTTCCGAGCAGATGCCGCTCCTGAACCTGAAGGTGAAGTGGATTCTGACGATGACGACTTTGAAGTTGAAGTTGTTGACGATACGCCGAAAGCTGATCGTGGCCGTAAAGCGTCAGAGCCGCCGACTGATGTCACTGACGAAGAGTTGGAAGACTATTCAGACAAAGTTCGCAAGCGTATCCAGCATTTCAGCAAAGGCTACCATGATGAGCGTAGAGCTAAAGAAGAAGCTCTCCGAGAGCGTCAGGAGCTTGAGCGCGTCACTCAGCAGCTTATGGAAGAAAACAAAAAGCTAAAAGGCAACGTCAACAAGAATCAGACAGCGTTACTTGAGCAGGCTAAGAAGAACGCTGCGATTGAAACCGAAGGAGCCAAGCGTGCGTACAAAGAAGCGTACGAATCTGGTGATTCAGACGCTGTCCTCGAAGCACAAGAAAAGCTAACCAATGCTAAGATTAAGTCCGATAGGTTAGCAAACTTCAAATTACCCGCTTTACAGGAGACACAAACCCCTGTACAAACGCAGGTAGAACAGACCGCCCCGGCAGTACAAGTCGATGAACGGGCCGCGAATTGGCAAAAGAACAATTCATGGTTTGGCAGCGACGATGAAATGACAAGTTTGGCGCTGGGGTTGCACAACAAACTTGTCAAACAGGGCATAAGCCCGCAGAGTGATGAATACTACGAGACGATTGACTCTCGTATGCGTCAGGTCTTCCCCGATAATTTCGAGGATGCCGAACCGAAGCGTAAAAAGGCCCAAGTGGTTGCCCCCGCAACGCGGAGCACAGCACCCAAGAAAGTGACGTTGACACGTACACAGGTCCAGATTGCCAAACGGTTAGGGTTGACACCCGAACAATACGCCAAACAGGTTGCAATAGATATGAGGAAACAAAATGGCTGAGAATCGCATTAATCGTGAACTCGAAACTCGTGAGCGTACAGTTCGCAAAAAGTCTTGGACTCGTCCAGAGGTGCTTCCATCTCCGACGCCCGAGGCAGGGTACGACTATCACTGGGTCCGCGTCAGCACGCAGGGTCAAGTAGACGCCACCAATGTTTCTTCAAAACTTAGAGAAGGTTGGGAGCCTGTAAAGGCAACAGATCATCCAGAAATTACAATGGTTGCCATTGAGCAAGAACGCTTTAAGGACAACATAGTTATTGGTGGTTTGATGCTATGTAAGGCTCCAAAGGAGTTAGTTGAAGAGCGGAACGAGTATTACTCGACCCAAGCAAAGTCTCAGATGCACTCCGTTGATAACAACCTTATGAGAGAAAATGATCCTCGTATGCCCCTGTTCAATGAACGGAAAACGAAGGTTACTTTCGGTAAAGGAACTTAATCTTAGGAGCTTAAAATGGCTTATCCTACTGTTGACGCCCCCTATGGGCTGAAACCGATCAACTTGGTCGGTGGACAGGTCTTTGCCGGGGCAACTCGTCAAATACCTATTGCTTCAGGCTACGACACAAATCTTCTTAACGGAGACCTTGTGAAGTTAATCGCCGATGGCACGCTTGAAAAAGACGAAGGCACTACAACTGCAACTCCCGTAGGTGTATTCCTCGGTTGTAAATACACTGACCCTAACTTGGGTTATGAGTTGTATAGCCAATACTTCCCTGCAAACACTGCAGCGAACGACATCGTTGCTTACGTAGCAGACGATCCTGACCAGCTTTATAAAGTTGCTGTTGTGTCCGGCACAACCGTAATCGCTGGCGTAGGTCGCACTGTTGTAGGTAACAACATGTCGCTTGTTCAAAACGCAGGTTCCACCGCAACTGGGAACTCGAAGGTCGCTGTACTTTCGACTTCAGCAGCCACTACGAACACTTTGCCAATCCGCGTCATTGACGTAGTGGCCGAGACAGCAACCGCTGCAGACACATATGTCGAGCTGGTCGTTAAGTTCAACTTTGGGAAGCACCAGTATCAGAACGCAACTGGCGTATAAGGAGAATAAAACATGGCTATTTCACGCGCCCAGCTACTTAAAGAGCTGCTCCCCGGCCTGAACGCATTGTTCGGAATGGAATACGCAAAATACGGTGAAGAACACGCCGAAATTTTTGAAACAGAGTCCTCAGACCGTTCATTTGAGGAAGAAACCAAATTATCCGGTTTCTCAGCAGCCCCAGTCAAAGACGAAGGCTCTGCAATCGAGTACGACAACGCGCAAGAAGCATGGTCCGCTCGTTATACACACGAAACAGTGGCAATGGGTTTCTCAATCACTGAGGAAGCTATTGAAGATAACCTGTATGACTCCTTGTCATCTCGTTATACTAAAGCACTCGCTCGTGCGATGGCGTACACCAAGCAAGTTAAGGCTGCATCAATCCTTAACAACGCGTTTGCTGCAGGCACCACATACGGTGACGGTAAATCCTTGTGTGCTACCGATCACCCATTGGTATCTGGTGGTTCAAACTCGAACCGTCCAACAGTTGCGGCTGATCTTAACGAAACTTCTTTGGAAGCGGCTGTTATTCAGATTGCAGGTTGGACTGACGAGCGTAGCTTGTTGATTGCTGCTAAACCACGCAAATTGGTTATTCCGCCAGCGTTGCAATTCGTTGCAACACGTTTGTTGGATACCGAGGGTCGTGTAGGCACAGCAGACAACGACATCAACGCACTGCGTAACAACGGGTCAATTCCTGAAGGTTACACTGTCAACCACTATCTGACAGACACCAACGCATGGTTCTTGATGACAGACGTTCCAAACGGCTTGAAGCACTTCACACGTAGCCCAATGGCTACTTCGATGGACGCTGACTTTGATACTGGCAACAGCCGCTACAAAGCTCGTGAGCGTTACAGCTTCGGTGTATCTGACCCACTGGGTATCTTCGGTTCCCCCGGCGCATAAGCTGGACGGTATCGTAATAAAGAGGGGCTGCTCCGGTGGCCCCTTTTCTTATTGTTGACATATCACGTTATACGGTGGTAGATTGTTAATTATCGGGACTATCCCGTGAATCTGACAGGCCCGACTGACGACATGCAGACAGATTCACTTAACTCGCATGTGAGGACATATTCATGGCGAATACTACCTTTTCAGGTCCAGTGACCTCAACCGCTGGTTTTATCGGCGATATTACAGGCGACGTAGTCGGTCTGGTTCAAGTTCCAACATACACAGTTGCTACTGCACCTTCCGCTGCAAGCATTGCTGGCGCTCTGATTTACGTTTCAAATGGCGCTGCTGGCGCTGCAATCTTGGCCTTCTCTAATGGCACAGACTGGAAGCGTTCAGACACAGGTGCCACAATCGCAGCAGCGTAAGGAGCTAGGTTATGAGTAGATTCAAACCAGCTTCTGCGGAAGAGCTAGCACGTCGCGGACTCAACGCTGATGGTTCTCCCATCAAAACAACTCTTGTTCGTGCTCGAAATGATGACGGTACACTTAAAGCAGACGACCCTTCTACTCCTGATGTGAATGAGGCGTGGGAAACAAAACCTGCTAAGAAGCGTGGCCGTCCTCCAAAAAAGAAGGGATAACGGATGGCTAATTCAGACGTACAGTCGAAACGAGTCACTACTGCCGCCTCTCTTGGTGTTGGCCCCGCACGAATCCGTCAGGTTCAGGTGTTGACTACCGCAGGTGGCGCAGGACGCCTTACTATCACTGATGGTTCTGGTGGTCGGACTGTTCTTGACCTAGACTTCCTTGCTTCAGACTCACACTCGGTAAACATTCCAGACTGGGGTCTCCGGTGTCAGAATGACGTACTTATCACGGCTATGACCAACATCAGCGCCATGACAGTATTTTACAGCTAGAGGTGTGCTATGCGGTGCTATTACAAATCAGGTGGCTCCGTTAAGAAGTCTCCTGCGTGGACCCGCAAAGAGGGTAAAAGCGAGTCCGGTGGCCTCAATGCTAAAGGCGTTGCAAGCTACCGGAAAGCTAATCCCGGCAGTAAACTCAAGACGGCGGTAACTACCAAACCCAGTAAACTTAAAAAAGGCTCTAAGGCGGCTAACCGTCGGAAGTCTTTCTGCGCCCGTATGCAAGGTATGAAGAAGCGCAACACAAGCGCAAAGACGGCTAACGACCCGGATAGTCGGATCAACAAGAGCCTGCGGAAGTGGAATTGTTAGATGGCTATTGGTCGTACGCAGATGAAGAAACAAATCCAATCGCCTCCTTCTAAACTATCGCAACAGCGTAAGAAGGCGGCAGCGAAAAAACGAAAAAAGGAACTTAATGCCTTACCTAACAAGTAGTATTCCGTATTTCAAAGCATGGGTGCGGAGGGAGTATACGAAAAATTTAGAGGGTTATCACGGAGAGTTTTTACACGCCATGGTCGTCGCTGTAACCACAATGCCTAATCGGACGTTGAGCTTCCAAGTGATATTCACTGGGTGTGAGTCTGATGACACAGATGAACCTAATGTTCATGGTGGGGCCATGTGGGCACGTCTACCGCTTACGGCGCTTGTCGCCGACACTCCCCTTGAAGAATGGCCTACAGAGTTGCCACCGTATCTAGCGCAACCTTGGGACTGCATGTCTCACACTCATAGTGTGTATAAGATAGAACGTGCGTCTCCTGCGCCATGGATAGCTAAAGTAGATGGCGAGTTTTACCCCGCCAAGTATTATTTTACCGTAGACTACACTGATAATGAAGTGGCTGACGACCCAGCGCAGCATAAGCAAAGCCACGTGCTTGAATTGCTAGATGCCGGAGAGTATACAGGTAACATAGTAGCACTACCAAATAACCGGGTTCGCGTTACGCACCCTGCGTGGTTTGAAACAGGCCAAGGTGCCCCAGACTTCAAGCCAAACCAACACTCGTATGGTTCTAAAGAAGACGTGGATTACGTCTGGGATACAAATCGCGTATTTAACAACCTATATAAGGATACCGACAATGATGAGACCTAAAGCACGCCCCGCGGGCATGATGAAGAAAAAGAAAGCGGCTACTAGCGCCCCTATGACGTCTATGCGGCCTAAAGCACGCCCTAATACCATGGTTACTCCTGAAGAAGCAGGTGCGATTGAGCGTGGCAACCGTGCCGCAAAACGCCGTGCAGACGAGATGCCTATGATGAAGGCTGGCGGCATGATGAAGAAGGGCTATAAGGCTGGTGGTAAATTGAAGCAGCCAGACGCAGATAACGTAGGACTAAAGAAGTTACCTGAGTCTGTTCGCAACAACATGGGGTACATGGCAAAAGGCGGTATGGCTAAAAAAGGTTATGCCAAGGGTGGCATGATGAAGAAAGGCTACAAAAAAGGCGGCAAAGTCCGTGGCTGCGGCATGGCTTCAAAAGGTGTACGTGCAGCTAAAATGGTAACAATGAAAGGCGCGTAATATGGCAAAGCGTCCTAGAAATAAAAAGGTTGATAGATCAATCATTGAACAAGGCGGCGTAACTCCTATTAGAGCGTTGACTGCAGCTTTGATGAATCGGAGTGACAGGAAAGAAGATCGTAAGTATCAGGACTCCCTTGAAGAAATGGGGATGTTTGAGGAAGGTGGCGGAAGAGCTAATGTCCCATCATCCAGAGATAGAATGTATATGGCTCCACCCAAGGACATGCGTAAGAAGTCTGGTGGTAAAGTCAAGAAGATGAAGTCTGGCGGCAAAGTACGTGGCTACGGCATGGCTCGTGGCGGCAAAGTTTGTAAGATACGCTAATGCGTAGGTATTACAAATCAGGCGGGAAGATATGCGCAAAAGGTAAGTCGTGGGCTAAACGCACTTTTGACACCTACCCGTCTGCCTATGCGAATATGGCCGCGTCTAAGTATTGTAAAGACCCAAACTATGCTAAGGGTAGCAAAGGTAAGAAGGCGAAATCGTAATGGGTGAGCTGAAGAAGTGGCGGGATCAAGAGTGGGTTCGCATCGGTACCGATGGGAAGATCAAGGGCGAGTGCGGCACTTCTAAAGACAAGAAAAACCCAGATAGATGTTTACCTCGAAGTAAGGCGAACAGTTTAAGTAAGTCGCAACGAGCCACTACGGCTAAAAAGAAGAAGAGCGAGGGCGCTAAAGGCAAGACTGTAGTAAAAAACACAAAAGCTGCTACAGTCAAGCTAGCAAGTGGCGGACTAGCTCGTCGCAAACGTGATATTGCTCGTGGGTGTGGAGCGGTCATGGAAGATAGACGTAAAGCTACGTTGTACACTTAGGAGATTGTTATGACCACATCAGGCACTACAGCGTTCAATATGGACTTCACCGAGATTGCGGAAGAAGCATGGGAACGCGCGGGCCGTGAGATGCGGTCTGGCTATGACTTGCGTACCGCTAGACGGTCCATGAACTTGATGACAATCGAGTGGCAAAACCGCGGTATCAACATGTGGACGATTGATTCGGGTACAATTAACTTAGTATCCGGTACGTCTAGGTACGCTTTACCAGCCGATACTATTGATCTGCTTGAACACCAAATACGTACCAACAATGGTAACGCGAGTACACAAGCCGATCTTACTATAAGCCGAATCAGTGTAAGTACGTACGCGACTATACCTAACAAGTTATCACAAGGTCGTCCTATTCAGTTGTACGTAGAGCGGTTAAGAGACGCACCGCATGTAAATGTATGGCCTGTGCCAAACAACAACGACTACGTGCTGTATTACTGGCGTATGCGCCGTGTGGAAGACGCTGGGTCCGGTGTACAGACTGCGGATATGAACTTCCGGTTCTTCCCCTGCCTCGTTGCAGGTCTGGCGTACCATATCGCCATGAAGGTTCCTGAATTAGTAGACCGTATTCCTATGCTAAAAGCTGTGTACGATGAGCAGTATGAACTTGCCGCAGGGGAAGACCGAGAGAAGACAGCCGAACGATTTGTCCCTAGAATAGCTAGGATTCGTTAATGAGCAACCAGTTCGCATCTTCTCAAAAGGTTATCGCGCTCTGCGATGTATGTGGGTTCCAGTACAAGTTACGGGAACTACGTAACCTTTTTGTCAAGGGTAGAGACACAAATGTGAAGGCTTGCCCCGAATGCTGGAATCCCGACCAACCACAGTTACGTCTCGGGGAGTATCCAGTTAACGATCCGCAAGCTATACGGAACCCGCGCCCAGACCAAAGCCTTGGTCCTTCTGGGGATTTTAGCAGTCGTGGTATCCAGTGGGGTTGGAACCCCGTAGGTGGCGGCAACGATCCATTTGGCCTTTCACCTAACACGTTAGTAGGTACTGGAGTTATAGGCCAAGTTACGGTAACTACATCATAGGAGTGATGAGATGAAAGTATTTGATATGAAAGAACCCAAGGTCATCAAGGCCAAAGGTGTTCAACCTGTTAAGGGCGCACCGAAGCCCGACATGAAGGGTGTGAAGACCACGGGCATTAAAGTTCGTGGTACAGGCGCAGCTACAAAGGGTCTTATGGCTCGTGGGCCGATGGGGTAAGCTATGAACTATACCGAGCTGAAAACTAACATCGAAGACATCTGTGAAAACTCTTTTACAGATGACCAGCTCGCTATGTTCACACAGCAGGCTGAACAGAAAATATACAACACGGTGCAGATACCTGCACTTCGTAGGAACGTGACGGGTACGCTTACAGCGAGCAACAAATACCTGTCTACGCCATCTGACTTCCTGTGGTCCTATTCGTTGGCCGTCATTGACGGTAGTGGCGTGTACCACTTTCTGTTGAATAAAGACGTTAATTTCATGCGTGAAGCCTACCCTAATCCTACGGATACAGGGCTACCTAAACACTACGCATACTTCGATGATAACACGTTTATCGTTGGGCCTACCCCAGATTCTTCATACAGCTCAGAGCTGCATTATGGATACTATCCTCAATCAATCGTTACTGCTGGCACTACATGGCTTGGGGACGAGTTTGATTCTGCTCTACTCAACGGTGCGTTGATTGAAGCAATTCGCTTTATGAAGGGCGAACCAGATATTGTTGCAATGTACGAAAAGTTGTACTTGCAGGCGATAACGCTGTTGAAGAGTCTCGGAGACGGCAAATTACGTGAAGACGCATACCGCTCGGGACAGTTCCGAGTGCCAGTAAGTTAAGGAGACAGAAATGGCAATTACACAGGCAATGTGCACATCCTTCAAAGTCGCTCTACTCGACGGCGAGATGGATTTTAGCAGTGACACATCACAAACTTTTAAAATCGCTTTGTATACTAGCGCAGCGGATTTAAGCGCCGCTACGACGGCGTACAGCGTCACGAACGAGGTGTCAGGTACGGGCTACACGGCAGGGGGTAACACTCTTACTATCGCAGCTAACCCAGCCTCTTCAGGCACTACAGCGTTCTTAGACTTCGCAGACACTACATGGACCGATGCTACTATCACGGCTCGTGGCGCTTTGATCTACAAAGTGGGCGGTACTAACCCTGCCGTTGCTGTGTTGGATTTTGGTGCAGATAAAACTTCTACAGCGGGTGACTTCCAAGTGCAGTTCCCAACAGCAGACGCTACGAACGCTATCGTACGTATTGCGACACCGTAAGGTGCCTAAATGGCGTCTTCAGTAGAATACATTGGTTGGGGATCAGGTGCTTGGGGCCAAACGGCTTGGGGTACTGACCTAACTATTGTTTCTGTTGATGGCGTAGCCGCAGAAGGTGTTATTGGGTCTGTCACTGTTGACGCAGAGGCAGTTGTCGTCGTTACAGGCGTTGAAGCTGTTGGCCATATAAATGACGTAGGCATAGACGCCGAAGCAGACGTGCTTGTTCAGGCGGTCAGCGGTGTAGGTGAAATAGGCACAGTCACGGTTACCGCCGCCGCAGAGATACCAGTAACCGGAGTAGAAGCCGATGGTGCGCTAGGCACTGTCACTATGACCGGAACGGCAAACATTTTCCCAACAGGTGTAGAAGCAGTAGGCGCTACTACAGTAAATTATGATGGACCTGCATTTACAGCAGATGGTGCTGCCCAGCTTTCAACAGCTCAAGCTAAGTTTGGTTCTGCTTCACTATTGCTTGATGGCACAGATGACTTTGTAACATCTGACGAAAACATTGATCTAAGTTCCGGTGATTTCACAGTAGATATGTGGATTCGTCCGACAAGTGTTACAGGCTACAAAGGTTTGTGGCAGTCAGGTACAAGCTCTCTGCTTAATGTGTATTTGATTGGAGATCAGGTTCAAGGCACTGTTGCAGGGTCAACAACACTCTTCTTATCTAGTACCAGAATTTCCGCGAACGTCTGGACTATGATCTCTGTTGAAAGAGAAGGGAGTGTTCACAGGCTTTACATCAATGGGGTGTTAGAGGCATCAAGTTCTACTGGAAACCGCCCAGATGATGGCGTTTTTGCTGTTGGAAAGAACGGATTTGGTGACTTTAACGGGTATATTGATGAAACACGATTGTCTACTGTTGCTCGTTACGGGGGCACGTCCTTCACTGAACCAACAGCAGCCTTTTCATTAGACACTGACACCACAGCACTACTTCATTTTGATGGGGCAAATGGTTCTACTGATATAATTAACGCAGCAAAAGACGGTATTATCGTATCGGCTGGCGCTAATGTTCCCGTCACAGGTGTTGAAGCCGTAGGTGGTGTAGGTGATGTAACCGCCACAGGGGGCGCTACTGCAGAACCCGCAGGTGTAGAGGCCGACGGTGTAATAGGTGACGTGTTTATCGCACTCGGGGCTACAATCCCAGTTACGGGATTGCAAGGGAACGCAGAACTTGGTACTGTAGTCGTATCAGCTAACGCAGATGTACCTGTCGTTGGGCTTGCAGCTACGGGAATTATTGGTTTCGTCAACGTATGGGGCGAAGTTGATGACGACCAAACACCTAATTGGACTCCTATCGCCAGTACGCAATCTCCTTCGTGGGACGGTGTATCTGAAACGCAAAATCCAAACTGGCAAGATATAGCCGCATGAGGAACATAACATGGTAACCGCATATTCACCGATCCTTAAACTCGCACTGCCAGTACAGGGGGAACTCTCTGGTACATGGGGTGACGTAGTAAACGACAACATCACGTCGATGGTCGAACAGGCTATCGCAGGTCGTGCAGTTATCGACACATGGACGACTGACTCGCATACGCTGACAACAGCAAATGGTACGACTTCTGAGTCGCGTTGCGCTATGCTTGAGTTAACGGACACAGGTACGGCGCTGACTGGCGCAGGTACGGTTATCTGCCCTGCCGCCTCTAAAATCTACATCGTTAAGAACGCCGCGGGCCAGAACATCACAGTAAAAACTGTGTCTGGTACGGGTATTCTTGTCCCTAATGGGCGCACCACGTTCTTGTTCTGCGACGGCACAAACGTCGTAGAGGCGATGACACACACCACATCCCTGCAGTTGGGTACCAGCACGGTAGTCACCGCGGTCCTTGACGAGGACAATATGGCCTCTGACAGCGCCACATCCTTGGCTACACAGCAGTCTATTAAGGCATATGTAGACGCTCAAGTTACCGCACAAGACTTGGATTTCGCTGGTGATAGTGGCACTGGTTCGATTGACCTCGATAGCCAATCGCTGACTGTTGCGGGTACAGCTAACGAGATCGAGACCACTGCTTCGGGTCAAACACTGACCGTGGGTCTTCGTGACGCTGTCACGGTTACAACATCTGTTACAACGCCGTTGGTCCAAACCACTAATGTCAACGCGAACGATGGCACCTCTGCTATTGCTATCGCTGATTCTACTGGTGTTGTGACTGTTAACTCTGCGGTCCTCACCACTGCGGACATCAACGCGGGTACCATCGACAACACTGTTATTGGTGGCACTACTGCCGCCGCAGGCTCGTTCACCACTGTAGGCGCTACAGGTAACATCACATCTGAAGGTCAGGTCATCACTGACACGATCAACGAACAGACCGCCACTTCGGGTGTCACCATCGACGGCGTGCTTGTAAAAGATAACGGCATCACCGCTACTGGAGCGATTGATTTCAACGCGACTTCGATCAAACTGGACGGGAATTATCCTACTGGTACAAGCAACGTGGCATTGGGTAATGCTGCTTTGGATGATGGTTCACTAACGGGTAGCAATAACACTGCGTTGGGTAGTGCATCATTGACACAAAATACGTCAGGTACAGGTAATACTGCTATTGGTAATAACTCTGGATTTAGTACCACTACAGGTTCCGACAATGCTATTCTAGGTGCAGCGGCCTTGTATGCAAATACCACAGGCGGTAATAATACAGCACTTGGTCGATCTGCACTACAATCAAACACCACCGCCTCCAACAATACCGCCGTTGGCAAGTCGAGTATTGGAGCGAACACCACAGGAATTCAGAATACAGCCGTAGGTTCTCTTTCGCTGGATGCTAACACTACCGGCAGTTTGAACGTAGCGATTGGTTATCAAGCATTAGGTACAGTTATATCAGCTGATGCGAATACCGCTGTTGGTAGTTATGCGCTTCAAGCAAACACTGCCGCAAACAATACGGCAGTAGGTTATCAGGCGCTTGTAACAAACACTTCGGGCAGTGCAAACGTAGCATTGGGAAGAGAAGCCCTCGAGTCAAACACCACCGCCAGCAACAACACAGCTGTTGGGTATCAGGCGGGTTATAGTAATACTACAGGTGCATTAAATACATTCCTTGGCAGAAATTCTGGTTATAATAATAGCACTGGGACAAGTATAACCGCAGTTGGTCAATCTGCACTTGGAGGAAATACTACAGGTAATTATAATACTGCACTTGGTGATAATGCACTTACTTCCAACACCACCGCCAGCTACAACACGGCTGTTGGGTATCACGCATTGTATGCAAACATTGAAGGCACTAGAAACACGGCTGTTGGATACAATGCTTTGGACGCCTTTACGGGAAGCGGCACAGCGGAGAATACTGCGGTAGGTTTTGAAACGGGCGGTGGATTAACAAGCGGCACGTTTAACACTTTTGTTGGTGGGCAGGCTGCTCTTGCTACCACTACAGGTAATTATAATGTAGCCTTGGGTAACTCTGCTCTAGCCGCAAACACCACCGCATCCAACAACACTGCTGTTGGGTATCAATCTCTTTACACAAACACCACTGGTGATGCTACTACTGCCATAGGTACAAAGGCTCTTAGGGGAAATACAACAGGAAGGTTTAACTCTGCTTTAGGTTATGAAGCATTATACACCAACACCACAGGTACTTATAATGTTGCCATTGGTTCAGCGGCGCTAACTTCCAACACCACCGCCGACAACAACACTGCTGTTGGGTATCAGGCTGGGTATAGTAATACTACTGGTGCTAATCTTGTAGCCATTGGCCGAACTGCACTTTTAAACAACACCGCAGACAACAACACTGCCGTTGGTTACGCTGCAATGTATGACAATACAACAGGTACTCATAACCTTGCATCTGGATATCTTGCCCTAGAAAATAATACGTCTGGCACTTATAACGTAGCGTTGGGGTCTTTTGCTTTAGATGCCAACACCACCGCCAGCTACAACACTGCGGTTGGTTATCAAGCTAGTTTAAACGCTACTACTGGCGCTGCTAATACTTTTCTTGGAGCGTTGTCTGCTGGCCTTGGTGTTGTAACTGGTTCTCATAATGTAGGGCTTGGGGCTGAAACATTATACCGCTTAACAAGTGGAGCCTCTAATGTTTCGATAGGTTATCAAGCGTTGGCATTTAACACAACAGGTACTTATAATGTTGCCATAGGTCGTGAAGCACTTGAAAACAACACCACTGCCAGCAACAACACTGCTGTTGGGTATCGGGCGGGGTATAGTAATACTACTGGAACAAACAACCAAATACTTGGTTATGAGGCTTTCAGAAGCAACACAACAGGTAGCAATAACCTTGCACTTGGGACAGGCGCCCTATACTCCAACACCACCGCAAGCGACAACACTGCGGTTGGTTGCGGTGTTACGGCTGTTTCAGGTGCTGCTTTGGTTTCCAACACTACTGGCACACGCAATGCAGCATTAGGAAATGGCGCAGCGGCCTCTAACACAACGGGGAACTACAACACTGCGTTAGGTGTTCTTGCATTGAAGTCAAACACCACCGCATCCTACAATGTAGCGGTGGGGTATCAGGCAGGGTATGCGAATACGACAGGAACTCACAATACTTTTGTTGGACATGAGGCTGGCATTTCGGCAACAACAGGTCTTTATACCACAGCGGTAGGAGTAGATAGCGGCAGGTCCATAACAACAAATATGGGTACTTTTGTTGGTGCAAATGCAGGGCGCAATACAACAGGGTCTGCTAACACTTTTTTAGGTTGTAATGGTTCTGGTTATGGTTCTGGTTATTACGTAACCACAGGCTCAAAAAACACCATCATCGGCGCATACAACGGCGACCAAGGCGGCTTGGACATCCGCACCTCAAGCAACAACATCGTGCTGTCGGATGGGGATGGTGTTCCGCAAGCTGATATAGATTCAACTGGTCGTTTCTACTACAACAAACTGCAAGGTGTGGATTCAAGATCAACTGTTTGGACAGGCAATTTTGGATCATTGTCATCTGGAAATATGGTTGCAAATACATGGTACATAATGCCTATCAGTGAAATCAATATGTACGGTATTGCAAATGTAATAAGCATTGGATGGGGTTGGGCTAATCTTAGCTCCGGCAATGGATACGTAGGTTTTGCCCACGGATTTCTTCCTTACACAGCCCCATCATCGAGTGCAGGGGTTATAACTAGCGATGTTAAACTGCAAAATTCGTGGCACATCGGGGCAGGGTTTGATTTGTATGTGAGACTGCGAGAAGGGCCATCTTCTGGAGAGGTTCGCTTGGAACTACAAACAAGTAATGTTTCTGCAAATTGGAACACTGTAGATCACACCATCTATGTAAAGGCGTTCATGTAATGAAAATCGTAATTAACCACTATACAAAAGACGAAACTAACAGGCCAAAAGTTCTAACATGGGCGGCTGTACAATTTGAGGGGGACACAGAAATTGTTTCCCACACGGCTAACGGACGAACTTCTGTCCCTGATGATGTGGTGGTTGAAGATAATTACACCACAGAGTTTTTATCGGGGCTTGTTCTGGAACTTGAAGGCGAGGAAAAAATCCTAAACAGGATGAGTCCAACACCGTAACCAGTCAGAAAAGGAGAAAGACATGACTGATACACCAACTGCGGAAGAAATCGCACAACACTACACAGCAATGGGTCACTCTGTTGACTTGCTAAACGCTGGGCAACCAGAGGGCATGGAAGACGCCGACTGGGCTGACACTGTGTCACGCAACGTAGAGCATCTACAGCTAATGGTGGCTAAAGACTTCTGGACTACAGAAGATATGACCGCTGCCAATGCTGCAATCGCGGCGAACTCGTAAAACTTTAACATAGGAGACAAGTGATGGGAAAAAATGAAAAGACCCCGATCACCGTCAACGACACAGAATACTTTGTCGAAGACATGAACGACAAACAAAAGGTATACCTGAACCACGTTCAGGATTTGGACCGCAAGATGGGCAACGCTCAGTTCAACTTGGACCAACTGTCTATTGGGCGTCAGAAGTTTGTAGAACTCTTGGCTGAATCTCTGGAGAACCCA